CCCCTTTAACTTCAAACCCCCATTTCAGTTTGCACCTACTTTGGGGGTATTAGTTGTACTTTTATTTATATATCAGTTTCTACCAATTGATTTGTAACTATTAACACTTGCGCTCTCGGTTGCATTTCACCAATAGCGAATTTACAGTTGCACTTAAATTGTACATCAGTATTTCCTGTTGGACTTGTAAATGATGCACTAACGTTAATATTCCTGGTTATTAAATCGTAGGTACTACTTAGTATCTCACCATTAAATATATGTCCACTTTCGTAAGTACCCTGATTGATATAAAACCGATATAATATTGTACCGTCTGTATTTACTAAATGTACTTCCGTATTGTTGTCTATTGTTGCACTATTTATTAGTTCAATATTAGCACCTATTAGCTTAACACTATCTCTTCTTTTTATTCCATCTGTTTTTATAATGTTTCTTTTGCTATTTGTGTATCTACCGTTGAAATTTGGTGTACTTAAATTTTCGATATAATAGTCACCATTATAATCATAATTTGTTTCGGCATCAGTGTTTTTCAAATACATACTTCCACCTTTTAGGTTTATGGCTGTAATGTTTTCAACGTATACAGGAACATCGTTAGATATATACACCAAGCAACTTTTTTCAGTTTTATTATAACGCACACATACGTTTAACATAGTAAATGTTGTTACGTTGTAAAAATTATTTGTCTGTGTTTTCGCAACATTAGCAACTCTATTTATATAATTTAATGTTCCACCATTTAGGACAAGATTTATAGCGTTATCTGCGTTTATTACGGCGTCTATATGTTCAACGTATAGATTGTTTATATAAACACCAACACAGGAGTATAAGTTAAGACCATAAAGGTGTTTTTCAAAGTCACAATTATTAAAATATACACCGTAATTTTCAGCACCACCATCGCTAGTTAATCTAACACCTGTTGATACATTTTTTTCACCGTAAAATTGACATTCTACATATTCAACGTTATTGCACGTTCCGCTTTGATTTACGCACATATTGTTGCTTTCAAATCTGCAATGGTTGAATTTGACACACCATGCACCTCTTATAGTCACACAAGTATTAAACCCAAATAAGTGAATATTTTCAATAAATGAGTACCTTATTCCATTATAAGGTTGTGCAGTTGTTCCAACGAAATTTAAACCTATATGTTCACCACTTGCGTCATTTACACGAAAATTTTTTAACACTAAATTGTCAGCACTATTATCTTCATTAAATGTGCAAAAATCAGATGAACATTCTATTACAGTATTTTCATTTCCACTTCCAATAATTACGTTTCCACTTTTTAACTTAATAGGTGCATTTGTGTAATAAATACCAGTGAATAATTCTACATACCCAAATTTATCAAGCATTTTCTGAATGTTTAAAGTATCTGTTTCACCAGTAGTATCATTACTAGGTAGAACCATTCTTGCATGCATTTGAAGTAATATATTTAATGTTCCATCGTTAGCCATCTGGTCTAATTTATTATTAATCTCTTCCTGTACATCAAGTGTACTAAAATAGTTATTTACATAACTCTGCAACTCTTCATAAGCTGTATGCAGGTTAGTAACATCACCATGTAATGTTTCAACATCTTCCATTGTTTTATTCAAATAGTCTACCACTTTGCAAAGTAATTCATAATAACTTAAACTGTCGTCATAAACCAGTGGTAACACTCTTTGGCACCAAAATCTAAAAGGCTGTAAGCTTTTATAATTACCTAGCGCAGGTGTAAAATTCGGCGGGTCGTTTGGTTTAATTGTTTTTTCATCACACATCACTATACCTCCATTCTACCACAATCCCATAAACAAGTCACTAAATTCCTCAATAACCTGCATATCAATATTTAACATGTTATTTCTGAATTTATTAATCATATCACTGTAGTTTTCAGTACCTTGTTTTCCTGTAATTGTTTCAATATAATCTTCTGTACTATTTAATGCATCTGTAATGTTATTGTTTTCACTATATTTTTCAGTGCTTTTAACTTTATCTTCACTGCTACCATTTACAGTATCAGTATAAACTTGAGTTACCTTTCTAGCATCAGTTAAATATGTCTCTGATTCAACACCTGTCAACGCCCCTTGTGGTGTATTACTAAATAAGTCTCTATTAACAGAATCATAAGAATCAACCGTTTTATTAGTATTATTTTTAGTGGAATTTGCGTCTTTGTTTCCTGTTCTTGTACTTTCCCCAGTTTTATTTTCAACGTTTGTACGCTTGTGAGTTCTACTTACATTAACATCATTAAGTGGGTTATATTCTAATTTTTCACTAGAGTACAACTGATTGTAATAAGGTATAATTTCTTCTAACCGGGTATTCATCCAGAGTAACCACAGACCAACTGTTTCGCAACCAATTTCTCTCATATAGTAATGTTTCAAAATCTTCTTGCAAATAACCTGTCTGTAATTTTCGTCAAAGAAAGTAACGTTAGTAGTAAAAATCTTGTTCCAGCTTTTACTAATAATATCGTCAACAGAGGTGAACCCTTTACTTTCTTCAAGTTCGCTTTTCTGTTCACAAATATAACGAACTTCTGTTGTGTATTTACTCATTACCTGCACCCCCGTTTGTATCATTACCTTTATTTGTTTCAAGAATAGAATCATCTGCACTTTGAAAATCTTCCCTGTAATTAACTTCAATATTTGTACCAAACATTGCATTAATCTTTCTTACAGCTTCGCGCCTACTCTCTAACCTTGAGTATCTGCTAGCAATAGTACCACCCTGATTCCTAGTTACTTCATCGGAAATAAGTCTTTCTTTTTTCTGGATATTGATATTACTGATACCAAGGTATGTCAGTGCTTCATTCCATATCTGTGTTTTAAGCTGATAGATTTTATCTGCAACGAAAGGAGCGTCAGTACTCAAAACTTTCAAAGAATTTAGGTCTAAATTTTTATCACCAAAGATGAAAGGTGAATTACCGTCAAATTCTTTGTAAAGATTTAACAGTGTTAATCTTTGCTTTTCTGTACCTTGAACCATTACAGGTGTTTTTTGTGCGTTCGCATTTACATCAATAATTCTGTCAAGTACATACAACCGTCTAGCAAATATCTGTGCATCTCTTACACTGTTAGTATGTAAGTAATTATTCCATACAATAACGCTATTATCATGCTTTAAAAGTTTCTGATAATTGTTGTAACTAGAATACGCACGTCTTAACACTGGGTCGCCATAAATACCAAGCTGACCTTGTGCTAAACAGTCTAAACATAAGTCTCCTAGAACATCGTCGTTAAAATACACCATGCAACCAGTAGTAAATAGATGTAATTCAAGGTATCTTGCATCGACTGTAGGAGGTAAATTTTTCCACTCGAACATGGAAATGCTTAACTCTGTAAGTCTGTCTAAGTACATCATGTAAGTAACGTTATTCAAAATAGCCGATTCCTGAAAAAGCGTTTTTCCATTTCTACCCATTTACTCACCTCCTTATGATGGGCTGTTATCTAAACTATAGTTACCCACTTCTGCACCATTTTTCCAAAATGTAATACCGTTGTCATAAATGCTACAGATTTTACGCATATCATCAGCAGGAACACTTCCTGTAATTGTACAACCAACAGTTTTTACATAGTTCCAATGCGGACGGCTATTTCTGTTTGGTTTTTTAACTCTTTTAGTAGCGTAACCATACATGCTAAAGAAATCATCAATAGCCCTTGCGTATTGATATTGACAACATTTACGACCACAGAAAAAATTATTTGTTTTAGCCGCAGTATTAACGCCACCATTGTTCTGATTTCCTTTTACAGAATCACTTGCAACTGACGCCTGATATTTTTGCAACATGGAAGATGTGACTGCGTTTAAGGCTGACATTCCTGCGACAGCTACACCTATAGGTGGTGCTACAGCCGAAGCAATAACCGAACCAATAACACCCATTCCAGTTTGTACTTTTTGTGGTAGGCTGTGTTGAGCAACCCAAGCTTGATAAGAGTCAATTCCCCAAGAACACATAGGAAAACCGCTTAATGTTAATGATTCCGAGTAGCATTCACTCATACCTTTATAATTCTTTGGTCTAGCCATAACCTGAACTGGTAAACTGCAAGTAGAATTTAGTATAAGAGTTGGACTACCGTTTGAAAAAAATTCATATCTTAATTGTAATTCATTTCCAGAACCATCAATCACGCTAAACATATTGTACGGAAATGTGTATAATTTTTTATTTTTGGGTGTATATCCGTTTAGCGTTTCTGTGCCGTTTATTTTTTGCGCTACATACTCTTTTTCATATGCATTATAATTATTGTCAACACTATGTCCCTCTGTAGGTAACGGCGAACTAGAAATTGTGACGCGTGGACACATATAAATTGAAAGTATATTGTCTGTCTTTTGTGCAAATGTTTTGAGGTATGTATTAATACCGGAATAGTCGTCAATCCTGAACGCTTTTTTATTTCCTGCGCCGTAAATGCCATCATAAATTACGCCACTAAATTCTGCGGCTGATGTGTCTAAACTTTCAACAATAACGCATAATTCACCTAAATTATCAACTTGATTTACGCCTGATGAATAAATTTGTTCTCCAATTTCAACTGGTTCGGGTAGAATATTATCACCAACGTTGTCTGATTTACTATGTTCCCTTTCAACAAAACAATAGTCTGGTTTACAATTAAAAAACCATGACTGCATAACATCCAGTTCAAATGTTATTTCACTGCATTCATTATTTACATATTCAACGCTTGTGATAAAAGCATAGAACCATTTCGAACCGTATGCCGTGTTTTGAAACATCATGTAATTACAATCATACAAGCTGTCAGCCTTAATACCAACTCTGGCATATCCGCGTTTTACTCTCTGATAAGTGTAATTAGTTAAATTATACTTAACAAGTGATGCAAAATAGGTACTTTGGTCAGATGCGCTTGAAAAGTAAATAGTGTGTTCATAAGACGTGTCTAAAGGAACATTTTTTAATAGTTTAATGTTTGTTTGAGGGTTAATATACATTTTACACCTTTCTTATATAGAGGGTGAAACTTAATTCACCCTCATTCTAATCAAACCTTTGTAAGTTTTACGGTATCACCAACATTGCTAGCAGATGTTACTTTAGTTTCTGCATTGGTATATTTCACGCCATTAATTTCACACTCAAGAACAATTTCAGTTTCTACCTGACTTGCAGGAATCATTAATGCTCCATACGGGTGAACAGCAATTCCTGCTGTTGTTAATGCTTCTGTCTGAATAAAGGTAACATTGTTTGGTTCGAGTGTTGCCCCATCAGCTTTACCTTGTAATGTCAGTGTAACAGCGTCTTCGCTCACAGATTTATCAGAAATTTCTACTGTAATTTCTGCAAGTGGTGTAATAGTCGGTGTAGATGTGACAAACACAACAGCATTCGCAAATGGACTGTTTGAAACAGTTTTCCATGTATGGTAAAAATAATTCCAGTACATACCGGATGCAACATATTTTTCAGTGAATTTGTTGTTGTTATCATATACCTGAAACCAGTTTTCGTCAAGGATAACGGCTTTTACATTAGCAAGTAAAGCAAGTTCATCTGTTGTGACTTCTTCGATTCCGTCAGATGCTTCTCTGATAACATTAAACCGGTCGTTGTCAAATGTTGTCCAGTCGTCAATTAAAAACAGTCTTCCAATAAAATCTGCCTTATCCATATTAAATGCACTTGCAAGTACGTTTACGTCAAACTGTGCGTTGAAAAGTGCATCCATAAAGATAACCTGATGTTCCTTTGGCGTGTTAGTTTTTACACCGGATTCGTTGTATTTTGTTGCCATGAATGGAAGTACGTTAGATGTACCACGAAATGCAACTGCTGATTCTTTTAAATCTGTACCATCACCAATAGAAGACGGATACATTTTTCCATGAGAAATAGCTTTAATCAGTAAGTATTTAAACAACAGAAATTCGTCATAATCAGCCGCAGTGTATACAGAATCAACAATTTTTGCAATAAGGTTCTGTACGCCGTCAATGCTTAAAAACGCCTGTTTTAAATCTTCATCCTGAATTGTTACCGGGTACATAACACGCCAATTCATAGTATGGAATGCTGATTTTACATCCGGGATAGTGCGCTTAAATTCACGTTTTTCAGCTTTTTCAACGTTGAAGTCTACCACGTTAGCAATAGAAACGAAAATGTCTTCAACGGTTTCACCGAACTCAAGATAACCTTTTTTAAGAATAGAATACGGGTTATTAAAAGTCGCGCTCTGTACTCTAACAAGTGCGATTCTGTTTACCAACGCATTGATAAACTGGTTTGCGAATGCGGGTGTTCCATAAATAATTTCACCCACTTTCGGAACATCTGAAAATTTTGTAACCTCTGGTACATTCTGCTGATAATCATATGACGCGTTCTGTCTGATTACATTGAGAATATCCATAGTTGTCGCATTTAAAGTATTTACTGCTATACGTCTTGGCATGATTTAATCACTCCTTTACATCGAATAAACTTTCATATGTTTTCTTTTCTTTATCTTCTTTTTCTTCAAATTCCTCGTTATCGTTATCTGTTGTGCTTTCTTTTGGGTCAGAACTGAAAAATCTTTCACGGTATTTTTCACGCCATGATTTATCAAGTTCGTTATATTTTCCTTTCCAGTCTGTAGAATCACTTGCGCGTGCTTCTAAATCTGTAAGGGTGTCAGTAACATCTTCCAGAAATTCAAGTGTTTTGTCATCTGTGCTATCACCTACGTGATCACGAATACTTTCAAGAATTTCCGCTTTTGTTTTTACAGCCATTTATTTTTCTCCTTTCTAATATAAATTATACCTTATTTTCATCCACAACGGCATTCCTTTCTTTTGGTCATGTGTATTTTGCCCTGGGAATTTTGGGTCTACCGTTGCAAGATATTCATACCATTTTCTAGCATATTCTGCACGTTCAGAATGAATGCTACCCGGTCTTTCATAATTAGCTTGAAAGACTAAAGCAAGATAACCCGGGTCAGCTTTACTATGTGCCCATTCTGACCATGATTCTGGATAGGATGCTGTAGGAATCCATTGACCCTCTATCCCCCAATCTTTTTCACCAGTGCTTTGTTGATATTCTGCGTAAATAGCATCACATTGATAGTTTCCGTTTGAGTATTCGTTCCAGTTGTACCCAAGGACGTTGAATATTACATGCAGGGGGTTCAACTGGTTGTATCTGTCTGGATATGGAGTCCATTGCACAAGGCCTGTTCCTTTTCCCTCTACTGGATATGGGACATTTGCTTCAAGTGCCGCAGGGTTAAATGCTGATTCACCCATTATGTTTCCACACAACCCTGCAATTGCTTGAATAGTCCACCCTTTAAAATAAAAATATGAATATAGGCAAGCGGCGTTGTTTTTCTGTTCACTTCCATAATCATCAAAATATTGATAAGCTGTACCAACTATCCATGTATACCCGACCTCACCAGATGCCCCCTCACCATAACGCCACAATGTAGGGTATGAGGATGTGCCAATCACACCACTAGAAAACCCTATAGATACCTGATTTTGTAATACAACGTTGTCATTGTGCGCCCCCATAAAAACTCCTGCACCCTGTCCACCCTCATAACACATTTCAGTGTGTACTGCGGAAAGTCCTATATCACCGGGCTTGTACTCTCCTGCCGGGTCTACAGAAACAAAACCAAGCGAAGCTAAAACACCTGGCATTTCTCCAGTTGTAAAGGCGTTATTATTAGGTGCATAACCCGGTGTTACCCAACCACCTGCAAGCAACGCATAGTTTATAAAACTACTACAGTCATAATAAGTAATACCGTTTACGGTCTGTTGATTCCTGTAATTTTGTGAGTAACCTATGTTTGGTAAGCTACAGCATGTAACAGCCCATGTAAAAGCCGCGTTTATATTAGGCATTTAACCTCACCTACTTAGATGAAAGAATCTGGTTTACAAGTTTCTGAATTTCTGTGTAATTGTACCCGGCTTTTGTAAGTTTTGCTTTTCTTGTATCACCGTTACCCCATTTACCGTTAATAACTTCACGGGCAATTTCACCGTCTGTTTTCTTTTCACCTTTCAGAATTTCATTAACACGTTTCTGCACTTCTACATAGTTATAACCACTCTTTGTAAGTAAAATTTTTCTTTCGTTGCCTGTCCCCCATAAACCTGCAATAACCTGTCGTGCAATTGTATCAACGCTGTACATATCATCTGTGTTTACGTTAGCACCTATATATCTTAGGTGACAATCCCAACCTCTTGAATATTCGTAGTATTCGCGAATATAGATTTCTTTTCCTGTCTGGTCACCTGTTTTACCACCTGTGGTTGTTCCTTTTTCGTTGATTGATGCCTGTGCAATTGTAGTAGGTGTTACTGACATACAAACATGATGATTTACGTTAAGGTGTACGTCACCCGGTTTCCACGGTGGTTTACAATCTGTAAAACCACATGCCCGAAGCTGTTCCTCTAAATTACCTGTCCATGAATAAGGTGAAACGTTAAAACCAGCCTCATGCAATGCTGTAGCAACTAAAGAACTACAGTCATAATCTGGCGCATTTCTGTGTGTCTGGTCATAACCATGTGTGTCGTCTTTTGCTGTGTCAATCATGAACTTAACCGCCTTGTTAATGTTTGGCATTTATTTCATCTCCTTTTAATGAATTGATGTGAAATAATTCTGTAAGTTTATCTGGCAAAATATCCGGGTTAATCTTGCAAATATTTTCCAGGATAGAAACTAATTCTGTTAGGCACACATAGGTAATTATAATAGGTAATATAGGTGTAGTTAAATTAAATCCAATTAACGAACCCTGTGTGTCAATTAACCACGCGACAAAATAGCACAGCAGGAATCCTACTTTTTTGAATAACCCATCTCTTAATTTAGAAGATTGAATTTCGTGATTCTTAACTGCTGTAATAATTCCTGTCACAAGGTCTAACCCATTAAATACCAGTGCGACAATAACAGGATAAAACTGTTCCATATGTTCACCTCCTTATCATGTTATAATTATATCATTAAAATAATATTATTTCAATACTTGTTATATTTATATAATTATGTTATAATAATATTATAGATAGGAGGTTAATACAATGCAAAAATATTATGATGGTACAAAACTATTGTCTTTACTTGATATTACTGGAAAAAAACCAGAAATCTACTTATGTACTACAAACAGAACTGGTGGTAAAACATCTTATTTTGGTAGGTTATGTATAAACAGGTTTCTTGATAAAAATGAAAAGTTTGCCCTTATCTATAGATACAACTATGAACTAGACGACATTGTTAATAAGTTTTATAAGGATTTAGGTAGTTTATTCTTTCCTAGTCATGTTATGACTGATAAAAGGAGGGCAAGTGGTATCTTTCACGAACTGTTTTTAGATGATAAAAGCTGTGGTTACGCTATTTCGTTAAACAGCGCAGACCAAATTAAAAAATACAGCCATCTCTTTTCAGATGTTCAGCGCATGATTTTCGATGAATTTCAAAGCGAAAGTAACCACTACTGTACTGATGAAATAAAGAAATTTTTAAGTGTACACACAAGTATAGCAAGGGGGCAAGGCGAACAAGTAAGATATGTTCCGGTGTATATGCTGTCTAACCCTGTAAGTATTATAAATCCCTATTACATTACACTGGGTATAAGTAACAGACTTAAAACTGATACTAAATTTTTGAGGGGTGACGGTTTTGTTTTAGAACAAGGTTATGTTGAAAGTGCAAGTAAAAAACAAAAAGAATCTGGTTTTAACAGGGCTTTTGTAAAAGATAGCTATGTTGCATATAGTTCTGAATCTGTGTATCTCAATGATAATAAGGCATTTATAGAAAAGCCTATAGGAAAATCAAAATATGTTTGTACACTTAAATACAAGGGAACAAATTTTAGCATTCGTGAATTTGCTGAAGATGGTTTTATGTATTGCGACGACAAACCAGATTTAACTTATCCTTTAAAAATAACTGTTAGTACCAATGACCACGGTGTCAATTATGTTATGCTAAAGAAAAATGATTTATTTTTAGGTAACATGCGATACTTGTTTGAACGTGGCTGTTTTAGGTTCAAGGATATGAGATGTAAAGAAGCTGTTTTGAATGCTTTAAGCTATTAGGGTATCTGCATAGGTTTACAACAGTGAATGCGCAGGGTAGCAAGGTTTGAATGTACCTCCTGTTGTGTTTATCGTATACGCTGTACGCTCTGATTGTTACCTGTGTTAAAGATATATTAAAGGTGCAGGATTTAATCTTAGATTACCCTGCACCTTTTTAATTTAGATTATTAAATTAACAATCAAATATGCTTCTATTAAATCTATCAATAAATCTCTCATTTTATTTCACCACCTCATTCACAAATATTAAATAAAATTTAAACCATTGTTTTACATTTTTCTAAATCATAAGACCCAAAACCCTCATGCCATTCATACTTTACCTCATTTCATATGTTGTTTCTGTTAATAATATGCCACCTCGTATTCTAACAGGACGTAATTTTCCGGGTACTTTAAGACCAATTTTGAAACTATCATACGTTCTTCTAATTGCGTTACCTGTTTTGGCATCAAATAAAAAATCTTTTTCTTCATCTGTCCATTGCTTATGTTTATTTGTTTTTTCATCGGTATATCCATTTATATCTGCATCACCTTTCAAAGATATTTCAAATAAATCTTTGCATCTCTGTGGCATTCCTGCGCACTTAATGTTGTTATAAGGGTGTTCTATTTTTTTAAGGTTTTCTTTTACAATGTGCTCTATATAGGTTTTCTGCCTTGTAAAAATAGCTTTATCCCAACATGATTCCAATTTCCAACAGCAAAAGTTTTTATCATGAACTACAATGCCCTTGATTTCTTCTGGCGGTAAATCGCAATGAATACTGTCAGTATCGGCATAAATAAAACCCGGGTTATCAACACCGTAATAATTCTTCTGCGCAGCTCTAATTGTAAAATTTCTTGCATAGCTTGTAATAGCTGACCCAACAGGAATATATCCGGGTTGTTTACCATATTCTTCGACCTGTAAAAACCCTATTGTACCATCTTCTTTCACATAAGCAATTTTAAAACTGCTATCTGTGCTTGATGCCATTTTCCCATACAAGTTATTTAAAAAAAGTTTGGCTAGTTCACGTAATGCACCTTTACTTTTAAGTTTAATTTGCTTGTACTTTTCTATGTATTCATCAAATATACCTATTTGTGAATAGAACCAACATCCTGATATGATTTCAAAATCAACCAGTTCATAATGCTCTTTCAATAGTTCATAATCTGTCATGGTAAGAGTTAATTCAATTCGTGTGTCGTGTACTGTACCGTCCTCTGCTATGTAGTACGGATAATATTTCCCATCTTTATAATTAAAAACATCTGTACTTTCTAAAGCTTCGGTTGCTTTATACAGTGCGTTACCCTTTATTTGAATGAATGGAAGATATCCCGGCTTAATATAAAAACGTGTTTTTATTCGTACAAAATAATAATGTGTTTCTTCCAGTGCCTTATCTGGTATGTAATTTCCGTACCAGAAACAAGGTTTACCGACAGGGTATCTGTTACCTGATTTACCCCACATCATGCTAGGGTACAATGAATTAACATCGGCTGTAGTTCCATTGTGTTTTATTTTATTTTCTTTTCCTTTTACAAGATAGCACCAGCCGCCTCTATATGACCTACGAATATAATCACCTGCTGTTAGTTCATTATATTTTGTTTTGTCTATAGGAATATTGTAAACATCAGGGAACATCTCGTCATAATCAAGTTGGTTTATCGTTGAGTGTTTACAAATGTTTTTATATTCTTCAAGACAGCATGAACCTATTGTAAGTTTGTCATGTCCCTCATTGAACATTATCTCTAAAGCTTCTTTTACCACAAGTACATCGTTTGCAATATATTCTTTTTCCTTTTCAGATATTTCACATCCTGCATATCTAAACCCGGTATATTCCATATCCAATTTTTTGTGTTTAGTACCAAAACTTTTTCCTATCTTTGCAACTGAAAATGGCAACAATTTTAAAGAATCCCTGATTTCTATAAAATGGTTCTTCACCTTTATAATAATGCTATACCACTGCCCCTTATCTGATATGCTATATTTAAAAGTGTTGTTATCCATTTCTTTTTCTTTCAAGAATGATACGTCTGTTTCATTTTCACCTGTTTTACATAAGGCTTGCTTAAAATGCTTATCTACTAACAAAAAACTCAACCAGAATGAACCGTCAAATTTAAGGTTATGATAATACGCTACAATGTTTGTGTTAAGACTAACAAAATAATTAAACTGTTCTGAAATGGAATGAAAAATGCTAACATCTTCGGTATAAAGTTCTACAGACGCTGACGCCCATACCTCTGTATTTGTTTGTCCCTTATATACGGTTGTCTCAAAATCGCACATAAAATAGCGATACTTTTTTACTTTCAAATTGGTTCATCCCAGTTTTCATTAAATTCTGATTCGTCTTGTAAATCAGATAATTCGTATCTTGATAATGGTGCACCTTTTATTATTGTTGCTAATTTATATGCCGTGGTGTTTACTAACTCTGCTCGACTACCGTATAAGATATATTGGATATATGTTTCAAGATTATCAGCTTTTTGCAACCTCCATCCTACTGCACTTTCACCGTCAATTTTTGCAATAGAAATTGCAAGTGTATACAATGTCTGTTTTTGACTTTCAGATGCATATTTAGCGTCTGGTCTTCTTTTAGAGTCTTCCAACGGTGCTGACATTCTTGATATAAATTCATCAAATACATTTTTATAAATAGTTTCACCGCCATCCGGCAATTTGTCTTTATTCTTTAATGCTTCATCTCTATCCCAGTACCTCGGGTTTTCAAATGGATTGTAAAAGTGTGATTCTAGTGTTTTAGGTTTTAATGCTTTAAGTTCTCGTGTCAGTTTAGCTAGTTCTGTTCCTTTTACGCCTTGTTTTCTTAATTCGCGTTCTGTTGGTATGTATAAATCTGTTACTAGATTTTTCTTTCTCTGTCTTCGGATATATGCTAAAATTCTATTTCTATTTTTTGTATATTGTGTAGTTTTATTTTTCTTTTTTCTTGCCATTTTTCCTCCACCTTTCTGTGAAAAAAAACCCCGAACTTAATCGGGGTTTTATTCACTTTATTTTGTTTAAAAATTAGAGATTAGTTATGTCAAGTTTACATGAAATAAAATCTCTACCCGCTTTTGTCTTTCCGGAAAACTTAATAACAGAAAAATCGTCGTTTTCCATTAAGTTGACAATTGTAAGAAACTCTCTTTTAAAAGTCTCTGACTGACAACTGTATACTTCACTGCTTGTTGTCAAGATTGATAAAAGGTCTACTGATTCGCCTGTTGTTTCTTTTACATCTGTAAATGTACACCATGCTAAAACTGATATTGATGTACCATCCTCTACATCTTTCATTGAAACCATTGCAGGTGATGCTGTCATAAGGTATTTTTCTACTTTTGTAAGTTCTCTTGATGTTTCGTTAATTTTAATCATATTATTTTCCCTCTATTCTTTTTTATTCTGTGACTGTGTCTGCGATTGGGTTGGGTGATTTTTCACTGCGCGGTGGTAACACTGTTGCGTGTTCGATAAATTCCTGCTCTGTCATTCCGTATAGTGTTTCAATTTCTTCCTTATCTATGATATGAACACACTTTTCTGTATCTGTCTCCGCAACAGATTTAACTTTATTTAAAAGTTCCTCTCCTGTTTTGTAAGTACGCGGTACTTCTACGATTTTGTTAAAGGGTTCCCCCTGTTCGATGTTTAAGCAAAGTACTTTTGCCCTTGTTGTGATAATAGTTCTTGTTACCATTGGTGTTCTTGCCATTTTGTTTGTCCTACCTTTCTTTTTTAGAATTATCAGCGTTTGAAAAGTTGTTACATATACCAGTCTCTTTACTGGCATCTGGTGTTATTACCAGAATGGTTACGGCAGGATTCGAACCTGCAATACCGAGGTTCCCGTCCCTTGCATTTTTTTTCTACATGCTAATTTGAACGGCGTGTTTACCATTTCACTACGTAACCGGAGGAGCTACACCACATGTGGAGGAATGTGGTGCAACTTTGGCTTTGAAAAATGAATAATTTCTTACTACTCTTTTATTATACCACTCAAGGTGTTTTTTGTCAATTCTTTTTTATAAAAAATTTGTTATATATGTAACGTTTGTAAGTTGATATAATAGTGTCAGCTACTACTCTACTAGATAATCCGTATTGAATGCTGTAGTACAAGTTGTTCATTGTATATCGGAACTCTGGTAACGAATTTGTCGTGATTGACACTATTAATGTGTCATCTACGTTATGAACGTATATTTCTCCTTTAACTCTTTTTTTAAGTTCGTTTTTAAGTGACTGTCTGAATATAATTTCTGGCATATTGTTTCCCCTTTCTGTTATTTGTTGTGGTATCAATGTTGTGTTGAGATTATTAATCTCGATAGGGCGTAATCCGTTGACGGTTTATTCGTGCATATCACGCGCAATTGTTAGAATAAACTAACTTTATGTATTATAAGTCATCAGGTTTATTCTCGGTTAAGTACAAATCTAACTCAAACCATATATCACCTAGTTTATCGTTATAAATCATATCGTTATTTTTTGCTATCCAGAAAAGTTATTTTCGTTTTCTCTTAATTTCTTGTGTAATTCTTTATCCATTCTAAATACCTACCCTTTCTTTTATTAAATTCTCACCGCCCTTTTTCCATATTATAGAATAGAATTTATTATTATATTCTTTGTTTCTATTGGTTCTATAATACTTATTTATCTTATCCTGTACATTTAGTTCCACATCATTATATTTTTTTATATTGTCCTTTCTGACGTTAATCCTGTGATATACAATGTTTGAAAACTTTTGCATAAACAGTAGGTGTTAGCATCGTATACAGGATATTTTGACATATGTGATGCACGCATTTCTATTTTCTACCATCGCTTTAATACTCATTTATTATCTCCTTTCAAAGAACCCTATTCCCTTTTGACAAGTATATAATAACACATGTGTACCTATATGTCAACACTATTTGCATTAAATTTTACACAAATTTGCACTAAATATTTTATACTATTTTCTACTTGACAGGTACATAGGTTTTGTGATATAGTGGGGAAATGGGGTACCGGGTTTGATGTTAAAGGGG